AATGTCTGTCAGATGGCACAGTTGCAGTAGACGCATCTATGGTTGCCCCATCCTTATCTGTTATAAATGTTTTGGTCATCGTATCTCCTATGCCACTTGTTGATCTATTTTCCAAGCGTTACGCCATGTTCGATGTGACGGTAACTGCTCCTTCTTTACTATAAGCAAACGCTTTCTATTTGCTTGCTCATAATCTTTCCACACTCTCTCAGGTATGTCTTTCATAATCAAGTATTCTATTGCCTGTTCCTCTGTCATTGATTCTACTGGCTTTGTATTATGGAGTAAATACCCTCGTGTATGCTTTACAAAGTCTGGTTGTGCTTCATCCTTCTTGAGTTCCCAATAAACCCACACAGGTGGTAGTATCCCACCATTCAATGCACACGCCATCCAATTAGGGTCGGGGTGTGTTACCTTTGCAGGTTCATCTAGGTTGTCAGGGTCTTCCCATACAATGCAATACTCACTTCTGTATGGCTCTAGGTTTTGCTTTGCCCACCCTAGTCTATCCCATAAATGTGTTCCTTGAAATTCTGGTGTCATGCTAAATCTCCAAATGCTGCACAGGATGCTTCGTTTGTGTCTGCATTATCTGCTGTTGTACCTTCTACACCTTTTCTACATCTAAACCCAAAAGAGCCAGTAGAAATAGTGTGTGTTACATGGTTGTGGTTTCTATCATCTCCTGCACACGGCACAGAGTATCCTGCATTGTTCATATCGTTTGCTATTGTTATAGTATAGTCTCCTGTTCCTACATCTGTCATGCTTGCAACATTAAAAGAGTCTTCAGCTGCAGCTCCACTTGAAGAACCATCAAACTGCACCCAAACTTTACATATTCCTTGTTGCACATTCGTAGTGGTAATGTTCCCTGCACCTGCAACAATAGTGATGCTGTTCTTTGCATCCATTCCCTCTAGGGCATTTGTTCTTAGTGTACTCATGCCAAGTCTCCTGTTATCTGAACGGCTGTATATTGTGAGTCAATGTTAGAGTTTGAAAGATTTTTAGAGTATACTCTAACTGAACCTGCTAGAGTGTTTGCATTATTAAGTGGAGAAAAAACTTGTTCTGTACCATTACAAGTTGTAGCATAGTCATCATTAGCCATATCATTATCTATAATTATAGTGTAATCTCCTGTGCCATTATCGGTTAAACCAGATACATTAAAACTATCATCGTTTGCAATGCTACTTGCTTCTCCATTAAACTTGCACCAAGCTTTAACTAACCCTTGTTGTAAGTTGGTAGTTGTAGAGCCTGACTCTCCTGTAACGGCAATAGACCCTGCTGTTGATGTGCCTGTGAGTGTGTTTGTTTTAAGTGTTGCCATTGTTTATCCTATGACGGTTTTGTTGGAAAGGTTACAGAGGACAAGTCTAGTCTAGGACCACTTAGTTTTGGATTAGCTGTTTTTGTCATATCTCTTAATGCCTGTCTGTACGTTTTCCACTCAGCTTTTTTGCTGTCTGACAAAGGACTATCTGGCATGACTGTCCAATCACTTTGTAGTAGTAACATATTTCTATAGTCTCTAAATATTTCTAATTCTTTGCTCATATTTTATCCTAACAAAAATCCACCAAAAACACTTTCATCTTCACCATTGTAGTAGTCACCTGTGCTACTATGAAAAGCCACCTTGATAGTGTCACTTGCTGACAAACTTAACACAGCTATCGTTGGATGAGTTCCATAAACAGACCCCCCACCAGTTGCAAATAATGAACCTGCTGAACTTTCATAATCAGTGCTATCATTCTTGGAAAATTGTATATTACTATACTCTGTTGCTGTACATTTAAAATACACATAAGCATAAAAGTAATAGACACCTGCAATAGGAGCAGTAAATTTATAAGTGCTAGTGTTATAACAGCTACCTATATTTACCTCTGCTGTGGGAAATGGAACAGGATTTGTTGTTACATATGATTCATTACTTCCTCGTGCTTGAAACGCAGGTCTTGTAGGTGTCAATATTCTACCTGATGTATCCACAGTCATAGCCGTAGTATTATTCGTATGCTTTATGTTTTGTACTAAAAGATTGCTCATAGTATTGCTACGTTTCCTCCAGAGTTAATCGTTAGTGTAATACCACTTGCTATTGTTAATGGGCCTGTGACGTTAGCGTTTTCTGTAGCTTCTATTGTTGTATTCACATCTAGTGTCTGAGCGTTAGTCCTAAACATACCACCGTTTTTAAATGTGCCTTTGTTCTGTGTTGGTATCGTAATACTTGTGTCCGTAGCACCAAGATAGATAACAAATATATTACCTGTGCCAGTTGATGGAGCTTCTGTAAACGTAAGGCTTGTACCATTTGGTACGGTAAATGCGTCTACACTCTCCTGTATTACACCGTCAACGCTGACTACTATGTCTTCCTGATTAACAGTCTGGTTTAACGTAAAGACCGTTGTAGAGTTATCTCCGTTGAACTCCTGGGTTGCAGGTCTTGATGAAAAACTAGAACCAACTTGACTACCAATATATGGCATAACTCCTCCTATGTGCTAATGGCA